TTTTATCCGCACTTAGATGATCCGCAAGAAGTACAAATTAAACATCCTTCTTGAAAGATTAATGTCTCTTGTCCACAATTAGGACATTTTTGTCCTTTTGCTTTTGTGCCGTCTTGGATGTATCCTTTTAACGCACGAATAACACCGTTTCTCCAGTTATTAATAGATTCACTATTCCATTCAAGACTTTGGATAAGTGATACCACTTTATGTATCGGCATCTCGTATCTTAACGTGGCCGAAATCAGTTTGGCATAATTCCAAAACTCTGGCGAGAAGCGGTTCTCTAAATTGTCGATCGATCCACCAATACCGGCTTTATTGACGAAACTGAATCTGTAATGTTTGTTTCCGTCCTCATCCTTGTATTTCTCAATCTCTCCATTCTTGATACTTTTAGGCAATAAGATACCATTGTCCTCATCAGCTATGCCAGTGAATATCTCGTATGGTCTGTTATTTAAGATGCCGACAAAAGCGATCCAATTTTGGGAGTTATGCTTGAAACGGACAACCTCGGCTTTCAGTCTCTTTGGCCGCTTGGTGTTCTCTTGGCTTTTCTTCTGTTCATCCTTAGTATTCGTGGAGACCAAAACACCAGAGCGAGAACCATCCCTGTAAACAGTACAACCCTTACAGCCAGATCTCCATGCTTCAATATATAACTCGTTAACCAATTCCTCGGATACATCTTTTGGTAAATTAATTGTTACGCTTATTGAATGGTCCACCCATTTCTGGATCCGTCCTTGCATCTTAACCTTTTGGAGCCAATCAATATCGCTTGATGTTGATTTATAATAAGGAGATAATTTAACTAATGAGTCGATCTCCTCTTGGCTGGCGTTAGATTCCATATGGATATCGTTCATTTCCATCCAGACCTTGAACTTGGGATGAATGACCAAAAACTCCTCGAACGAATCGCCGTTCTCATCCACAAAATCAACTTTGGAACAAGTATCTGTTGGATTGATCTTTCTCCTTCGTTTATATATAGCTAAGAACACGGGTTCTATTCCAGATGATGTCTGGGTCATTAAGCTAACCGTACCGGTTGGGGCGATGGTCAAACAAGCGATATTTCTACGGCCATATTTTTCTAGCGCTTCCCCAAATTCTGGATCCGCTTCCTTTAATCTATTAATAAAAGGATTGTTTTTCTCTAGCTCTGAATCATACACAGGGAACGCTCCTCTCTCTCTCGCTAGGTTGACGCTTGATTTATACACGTTCAAAGCTATGATCTTATGTATGTTCTCAGAAAAATCAATAGATGCTTCCGTTCCATAACGATACCCTAAAGCCGCCAACATATCTCCCTCAGCGGTAATGCCCACTCCGGTACGTCTTCCCATTAGACACTTCTCTCGAATTTTCTCCCATAATCTTAGCTCGGTATGTTTTACCTCCTCGCTTTCTGGATCGGATTTGACCTTCTCGATGATTTGGTCGATCTTCTCAATCTCCAAGTCAATGATATCGTCCATGATACGTAGTGCTAACCGAGCGTGTTTCTCTAATAAATCAATATCGAATCCAGCATGATCCGTAAATGGATTCGTTACGTAAGAATACAGATTCAATGCGATCAATCTACATGAATCGTAGGGACATAAAGGAATCTCACCCAAATATCTTCATGAGAAAACGTCACTTTCTCACCGTCTTTTAGACTGCTCTATATTACTATAGAAGTTGAGACTATATCATCGTCTGATAAAAACAGACGCTCCGCACTTCCACTTCCATTATAGACTTGAAGCGTACTCCATCTCTGGATAGTCGTTGAACCTTAATTATGAGATGCTAAATCATAATTCTTGGCTGCTGATTGTCCCATAGGGATATCCCAGCAATTCACGGAGTTTTTCATAACACGTCACCGTGTTAAGCTGCAATGAGTTTACAGGGGTTTGTTGATACTGTCTTGAATCCGAGATCAGCGTAGCAATCAGGAACAGATTCCCTAATGATGGTATCCCAGAACAGTATTCCCGGTTCAGCTGATTTCCATGCGTTGTGGATAATCTTTTTCCAAAGCTCCTTAGCCTTGATCTCCTTGGTAATCGATGGGTTAGGGGAGTAGATCGGGAAATTCTGGATATAAACCTCATCCTCTAATACAGCGTTCATGAAGTTATCATCGATCTTCACGGAAATATTGGCTCCAGTGACCTTTCCTTCTTCCATCTTAGCGTCAATGAATTTATCCGCATCTGGATGGTTGATTGATAGTGAAAGCATTAATGCGCCACGTCTAGAGTTCTGAGACACCTCTCTTGTCGAGTTGGAATATCTTTCCATAAAAGAAGAAACACCACTCGAACTCATGGCGGCGTTACTAACTGGAGCCATAGCTGGGCGTAAATGAGATAAGTCATGTCCAACACCTCCACGTCTCTTTTCAAGTTGGATCAATTCCTCATCCACTTTCATAATTGATCCATAGGAATCAGCGTTAGATTCTTCTAGTTGACACACAAAACAATTCGAAAGTGAGGAAATTTGATACGGATTTCCGATACCTGTCATTGGGCCTCCTTGTGGAACGATGTACTTGAAACGATCGAACAGTTCGAACAATTCCTCCTCGCTCATCGGGTTCGGGTAATTTTTTTCGATTCTAGCTATTTCTCTCGCCAACCTCCAGTGCATATCAGTAGGGGTTTTCTCATAGATGTTACCATTGGAATCCTTTAAGGCATATTTGTTTACCCACACCTTTGCGGCCAATTCATCACCATCAAAATAAATTTTTGAAGCCTCTAACGCTTCGTTAAAAGTAAAAACTTGATTCATCTTAGTTATTATGTAAGTATTGATTAAAATAGTCTGCGATCTCGTTGAAATAATGCTTTGAGGAAACATATATTATACACTCCAAGATAAGGATCGTTGGCAGATCATCTTGGTTCGGGAGCTTTTGTATTACTTGTCTGGTTATGAATCTGGCGATCATCTCTCCGGGGCGGTCAAACCCTTGCGTGGCACGAACAGCCTTGCAAACGCTCCTGTATAACTCATCGATTGAAAAACCTACCTTGCTTCCATCTTGCTTAATTACGATCTGATTTTGGTTCAATTGCATTATTCCCTTGTTGTGTTTTGGTGAAGTTTTTTAAATAGTCTCTTAGTTCCTCCCTAAAGGTTGGGGTATTATTGAATCCACAACATTTAGGCTCTCCGCAGATTCCTCCTCGATAGACGCATTTTCGAACCATCATAGAGGCCAGCTCTGGATCTTCCCTGCTTATCACATCCTTGATAGCCAAAAAGATTTGGCGTGTCTCCGTGGAAGCTATCAAGCATAACCGTACTTTTGACATATCGATCAGTGATTGTGCGTTTACCAAAATCGACAGATTGGTTAGTGCGTTTCTTCCAGCCCTATATTTCAACTCATCCAAAAGGTCGTACATCTCTTTGACCTCTTCTTCCGCTCTGTATTCCTCTGGGATGGCTATGATCTCCACTAATCTGTCAGCTATATACGGACATTGGTCTTTTGCTCCATGACGATCGTTTCTCATGGTCAGCTGGAATTTCTCAATCCCTATATGATGACGTACCATGTGGGAAACGGCGAATAGTGGTGCGTTTTTGATCGTTATCCAAAATAGTTGTGTTCTGGCTGGTGAGTGTTCTGATTTATAGATACTCAATAAGCTTTGGTTGCTTTTACCGATGAAAGTGGACTCACACGCCTCAAGCATCAAGTCTCGATCAGTTAATTTTCTAACGGTAACACTAAAATTTTTGTCTAGCATTCTTGTAAATTATAGATTTTCCATTCTCTTTTGATTAGTTTTTTGACATCGGTTTCAAATATCTTACAAGCGATCTCGTATAATTCTGGGATCATGTTCAGAACTCGATCGATGTAATCAATTTTGTTTTTGATCTCAGGTTTGATGGCCTGTACTTTTTCACTATTGATTCTTCGATTAAGGCTCATATGGTATTTAAGCTCGAACTCTTTATAGAGTAATCGGTATCTCTTTTGGAAATCAGTAGAGTTGTATCGAACAATTTGCGTGATCCGTTGGCGCTTCTCCGCTAACTCGATATCTTCAGTCAAACCTTCGATCACGTCTGATTTATGAGAGATAACTTCTTTCTGCTTTACATTCTCCACTTGAAGAGCTTGTTTTTGTTTCTCTGACACAATAAGTGCTTCAAGCGCCTCTATGTAATTTTGAGGTAAGACAACAGCTGCTTTTTGCTTTTCTAACTCTAGCTCTTCCCATCGATCTATTATTTTTGCTCTTAGTTGGATATTATATCCACTAGCAAGAAGAAGACACGCTTTCTTATTTAATTCATATTTAGGTCTTGTTTCTCCTTTTTTATCTATATATTCAGATATTTTGAAAATATATTCTGAAATCTTGTTTTGGGAAGTTGCAAAATTATAAATAGCATCAATAGTTATATCGGATAGGTATTTATATTGTGTTCTATCAGATCTATGATAATCTTTCTTGATTTCATCAACGGGTACAGATCTGTACCCGTATGATTTGTTCAGATTATCAATTAGATTGCGTATATCTCGCATTACAATCTTATGTTCTTTGCCAGTTGTTTCCGCAATTTCAAGAGAACTCATCGTCTCTTTGATTGATAAATAATTCACATCATTCATTTGTTTTTGATTTTTGAAAATAGTTAGTTGACACCGTACATCTAATCTCATGCCGGTACAAGCTTTATAAAATATCTATGGTGGGGTTCGAAAGATGGTAGGTCGCATCTTATCGTCAGTGTATAGGAGGGAATAAAACCGGGAATACGTGGGTCAAATAGGATAAAACGACAACGGAAGTATCTCCGTCAAAATTATTCGTTCCCGGTATTTTTTAAGCTCTAAGTCATAATCGTTCTCTTTTTTAGTTAACTTAATTTTGTAAAAATCATCTTCCCTCGAAAGAAAGTCTTGCAAAAGTATACGGAAGTTTTTTAATATGCAAGATTTATTTGAAAAATATTGCAATCATCAAAAAATCATTATCTTAAATTTCAAAGTATCATTCCTTCCTCCATCCCCCTTCGGAGAGGGATTATAGGGAGAGGTTTTTATATTCTTTTATTTACTTTACTTTACTTTGTGTACTTCGGACGGAATTAATCGAGTTTCTGGCGGTAATAATTTAGTTATTGACGGAATTAATTATTTGACCCTAGGAGACGAAAAAAGGAGCACCTATAAAAAGATGCTCCTTGTTGTCATGAAAAAAATGTATCTGTCTTTTTTCTTTGTTCGATATAGCGTCTCATCTGATTTCTCTGAAGACGCTCGTAATACTCTTTTTTTACCGGTGTCATTCGTTTTGGCTTGGAAGTACAGAGCTTGTTCGTTTTATACTCGTCCATATACCGGTAGAATTTATTTTTTTGGAAGACTGGGTTAGGGGAGGCGAGCGTGATAGCTTCTATGATTTTTATCGTAGGTTCCGGAAAAATTCCTTTTGGAGTAGACGACATAATCAACTCATATTCGATAGGAGCCTCGTATTTCAAGAAGAAACCCAATTTAGTCTCATCAAAGTGCCTTTTTTTTCTGGTTCCTTTTGGCCTTCCTTGTTTCCCCGTTGGTTTCCCTTTCGTTGTTATTCTGACTCCGTTCTGTAGTAATGGTTTCGTTGCCATGATTGCTTAAATGGTTCAAGTCGTTATTTATGTTGTATTTTCTCATGATTATAAATATTCGTTAGCATTCGCTGGTTTTTGTTTGGTTACGTATGTACAGTGAAACCTAACCGCTCTTCCTTGTTTATCTGGCCAGTAATGTATTGGACATGTAACAGTCCTATCATTAGCTTGACATTCCCACACAAGCCCGTAATTTATATCTTCCTTTCCAATTCCCGTGTTTATTGTACCGCATATATAAGTGGCTGGAGCACCAATACTGTTAGGGATCACAAACCAATTCCCCGCATTTCCTTTTGGCTCTATCATACCTCCAACCGATACTACACCTCCAACTTGTACGAATGTCAAACCATTACCGGGTTGAGCCGTACAGATTCCAGTAGTTGATTTTAGGGCAAATTTTGAATCGAGCACTCCAATCTCTTCTTGAACTATTTTACGTACGCCTTGATCCGCTGGAGAATCACCCACTTTGGCTGCGTCTATTAAGTCTCTAATGGCTTTTTTCTCGGTATCGCTTAAAGTTCCAAGATCAGATAGTTTTTTGTCTTTGCGAAGATAAGCACTGTCACATTCTGTCTTAGTATATACACCAAGGTTTTCACAACTTCTTTCTGGAGAAGCAACATCGCCAAGGTTATTGGCAGCTTTTAAGGCTCCACTTACTGCTTGACTTATATCCTCACCATTTGCGTAATCATCTGGGTTGATTCTATCGAGCTTGGCTTTGTACGTTGATGTGAAATTTTCGTCTGACAATACCTTTCCGGATACAGCGTTCACTTTCTTGTCCAATCCTTCATCTACGTAACTTTTAGATGCGTATTTTGATGAAAGTACTTCTCCGTTATTCTGCAACTCTCCAACGATATTTACTTTCGTCCCTTGCAAAGTGATATTCCCTTGTAGATGATGCTTGATTCTTAGGTCATTCTGGGAGGTCTCAGAGAAACCTACGGTTCCCATAACGACACCGTCCTTATCTTTCCACGCTATTGATTTTATATAAGCGGACTCGTTATATTTGTGTAAGGTATCACGCAACGTGAACCCAAACTCACAGCTTGATTCCTCATTGATAGTACAATAAGAATAATTCATATCAGTGGCTCCATCAGAACGAAACAGCAACTTCTTCTTGCCATTGTATACATTAAAATGCCTAGACTTGGTTACTCCACCATCATAACCGCTTCTATTAATGTTTACGGAGCCATTCTCACTATTATCAAAATAATTATAAATATCTGTACCAGATATTAATAGCTCCTTGCTTCTTATCTCATTGGTCATTAATTCATTAATGGCTACATTGGTTGGGGTAATGACTAGTTTTTCTATACCATTTGACATGAACCTTATCATACCATCAAAACCAAATAATAACCTGCTAGATTCCTTTCCATCCTTCAAGAAAGCAAATTGGGCGTTTCCCTCAGATGTTATCTTCTCCTCTAACTCAACTTGCTTATCTGGATTTTTGATTGATATTCCCGTTCTATTAATAATGTTCCCCTTGACATGTAAGTCTTTCTCCATCACGATGTTTTTAGAGATGGTTTGTTGTTCAAAGGAACTGTCGAGCGTTACGGCATACTTCCCAAAGAATTCATCCTTTAATCGAGGGATATAAGTACTTGTGATCTTGATATATTGCTTGTCAAGTGGGAGTTCATTTGTTCCAAAACACTCATAATAAATACACCCTTGCTGTGTTGCATTCTGCGCATATGATACGGATTCTGTTCTTTCGCTTTCTACTATATAGTATGGATTGGAAAGATCAACAGTCGCTCCCTCAAAATGACGAATTTTCCCATTGATGTAGACATATCCAGCGGATATATCCATGTTATTGTTGTTTCCTGTAGTTTTACAACCTGAGATAATGAAATTCTTGCATCCATCAAAAATAGATGCTAAGGACAGTGATAATTCTTGGAGACCGATAAAATCTTCTATATAGGTATATCGACCTCCTGTTTTTGCAACGTATTCTCTCATTTAGATTCTGATATTTTAATTTGAAATGTTTTTCCGGCGATCCTGTACTCCTTGATTGTATTGGCTATCATAGGTACGAACTCCTCTTGCGGGATATTTATCTCTGGAACGGATACGCTAAAGCTAGCCTTATTGATGGTAAGGTTTTCTTGCCGGTAATAAAATAGCTTGGGTTCCTCGTCTGTTCCTATGACAGAATCCCAAGAATCATCAATGTTCCATACCGTGCAAGGCGTAAGGTTTGGATCTTTTTTTCTGTATATGGGAACACCAATATCGATAGCGTCCTCGATTTCTATGGAATCGTTCTTATCTACGAAATATTTTTGATATTTCTGATTCAGATACCATGTAAACAAAATCACTTGACTCGTCATGGATGCCTCGATCTTTTTCTCCCTTGCGAAATCAAGAAACTTGGAGTTGGTTTTTTGCAAGGGAGATACCAACGACTGAAGGAATAGCACGTATTTTCTGTTCCTGAGAAAGTATGGAATAAGCATATTGACCAGCCTGTCAAAATTTATGGAATACCTGCTCATAACGAATCAACCTTTAATACGATAGATTCACGGAAGTTAGGAATATCCTTCTCTTCTCCCTCCTTGGATGATTCCCTGAGAAAACCAGAGCTTGCATATGTCATTCTTCCGACCCTTTTCTCTTCGGATTGTGTACCATCACTTTCGTAGGAAACGATATATACCCCTTGTTGAGGTACAGCGTTTACGTCCATATATACGTCAGTTACATGCTCGACAGCCATCAAACAACTTACGATACTGGATACATAGATCGCCGAGTTGAATTTTGTCTCCATGATGAATTTATTCAAGGCATCGTCAAGCGCACTTCTCATTGCCTCTTCCATTACGCTACCATCATAAAAGACAGTAAGTCGTGGAATGATTATATCGCCTTTCCTGCTAACCACCTCTATATAAGTCCCGGCGAACTTAATCTGATTGATATAAGCGGTAACTTGCGTCAATTGATCTTCAGTGAGAGGGGATAGTTTTCCGTTGGTTCCAGTGGCTACTTTCAAGATGAGCTTCGTGTCAAGGCTCTGAGGATTGCTACTCTCTTGGTAAGATGCTTGCGTGATGATCCTTTTTGTCTCGTCTGTCTTTTCATACCCAAATCCCAATCCGTCATCCTTAATTTTTAGTTTGTCACCATGCTGGTATTTCAACGCTGCATTGACATAGTAGGAAGGAGTTCCATTGATCCTGTCCTTGATGATATCATTGATATCAATAATAAACGTGTCCATGATTGTCTCGAAAGAATAGATAGCGGCCGAGACGAACCACGCTATCCCGTTAATGACGGATACTTTGGAATCGCTCTTGTATTCGGATAATTCAAGACGCTTGTCCTTTTCCGCTACGATCTCTTTGTATATCTCATTTATGCTTCTTGCCATTGTTAAATCGTATATGTTTTATTGTTTAGGATTATTTTCCAAGGACCACTTGATTCCTTATGCTCGTTAACCAATACCCAGATAGCCTCCATCCCGCTTTTTGGATGGAGTAGGACATCCGGCTTCTTGTACTCTCCGGATGGCAATGTTGAGCCGACAAGATTTATGGTGCAATTTCTCCTTATCCCATAATTTTCGACAAGCCCGATAAGATACTTATCCATGACACCAGACCCAATATTGCAATAACCTAAATTTATGGTGTGGGCGTTTTTAAGATCGATTAGGGGAGAAAGGTCATTGAGCCTACATTTTATGAATCCTATTTCTATTAACCCTTTCGGATCTACCATCTGCATGAAATCAATTCCTGATAGTTTCGTAGCCCCGTTGATCTTTATGGTTTCCATATGCAGGGGAGCGAAAGATAATATCTTGTTAGGATACAAGTCTGATAAGTCCAAGTCATATAGTTTGAAATCACCGAACAATCTTATTCTCCTGTTTACGGTTGTATCGCTCGTAAGTATGTGACTGTAATATTTATAAGAGCTGGAAAGCGTTATTCTCTCGATCTCAGCATTGTCTCCCCAATCAACATATATATCACCCTCTCCAGAAGCGCTGATTCCTATCATCTTTTTGTCTGAGGAACAATATATTTGCATCCTTATATTGGTATGCTCTTTGAAATATATGTCACCAATCCTATTAGAGGGAACGATATTGTTGCTTTTGTAATATTGCAGTACCGTTTGATCCTCGTAATAATATGGCGTGTATTGTAGTCTGTCTCCACTTTTTATCTCAGAATCGATCGAGAGAGAAGGGTTGTTCGCCATTAAATCTAACAAGCCCTCTATTGACCCATATAGGGATAAAGCTACATCAAAAAGGTTCTGTCCTGTTTGTACCGTGTACTCAGCCATGTTATACCTCCTCTCTCGCTTTAATGGCTATCTCTCCAGTTTCGGAGTCTATGTTAACTTCCTCGACAAACATCTTATCCCGGTTAAACTCCTCCTTGATCTTGATTCCTAAGCTGGAATCGTTAATATTACCGTTAAGGTATTCTTGGAGCGCTATCCCTGTAGTGGGATATTGATAGAGGTTCCCGGCGTAGCTTTTCAGTAGATAGGACTCGTTTTGCTCAAGCGACTCGCATAAGGATAGATCGTAAGAATACATGTCCGACACATACACTTGATTATCTATTAGATTGAAACAATAGCAGAATCGATCCGATATGACAGGGAGCGTGGATGCGTATACCTCTTTGTCATTTAAGTCCTTAACCGTATAATACTCGCTGTTGTCGATAGGGTTAAGGATCGGGTAAGCGTTATTGGACCCATCTATAGCCCAAAATGACATCTTTATCTTTTTATATTTCAAGCAAGCCGGGATATATACGCCAACACCTTCCTCCAAGTCATTATTCTGGATGTTACTCTTGAATTGACATTTTCCGTATAAATAATAATCATCCTCTTTTACCCAAGAAAAATCAACCATATACCGAGGAGTCCTTTCCGATAGGGATAGGTCTCCGGTATCAAAATCTACCGCAATATCTGTTCTCATATTCTTTATCGTTGTTTATTAAGATTAGGTTATATATTGTTGTTTTGTTGATACAAAAAAGGGGAGAAAAGCTTGTTCGCTAATCTCCCCATGTCATAGTGGTCTTGGTTTTTTGATTAATCTACCCTTGCCTTCCCTGTTAAAGATGAATAAGTTAGTGGTGTTCGTTCACGCATATTACAGAACTCGTTTCGGTAGAACTGAGTATGTGAGGCAACACTATCATTCATTGCCTCGTAGAAAGAAGTTGTAATTTACCTTAATGGTGAATGGAAAAAGAAGGTTAGATTTACGCCAGTCGGTCTTTTAAAATTAAGGTTGTGGTTTTTGGAGTGGTGCTTTAGGGATCGCCTTGCTGTTATCCACCAATTGGGTGCATTCATTAAACATACGCTCGATAAACTCCCACACATCATCCGTGTACTCTTTCTCCGACACTCCCTCACAAGCCTCGTTAAGGTATTTGGCTAGGTCCTTGGTGATCTCCAACTCGATCGGGTTCTCTTGATCTATCTGGGGATTCCAAGAGATAGATCCCGTTTCCTCGTCTTGCTTGATCTGGTACTTCTCATTATCTTCCTCCGATAACTGTACTTGTTTCACCAGTTCTTTTTTCAAGTTATACGTCTTATAGTCCACCGGTTTTTGTGGTAAAAGGTTCAAGAGATAGAACCTGTCTTTAACGAATAGTTTCATTTTGATATTAATTTATTGATTATCAGTGTTTTGCTTTCTTTTCTTCCTTACGCTAAAACGCAGCATCCCCTTTATACCCTAGAGAAGAATGTCTCATTCAACCTTTAAGCACCTTAAGTACCAAAAAGACGTACTATCCCCCGGCATGGCTCGCATACCCCCAATAGTACCTTGAATGAATCCTCAAACTTCTCTCGACCCCATACAACACTTCCGTACCCCAAGCCTTGAACGTAATTAATGTTTTCTTCCTGATTACTAACGACTCCTTCTACCAACCGACTCTACTGCTTCTTCCTCGCCATATCAAAGCTGGTAATTATCATAATCGCTTTCTGTCAGTTATAATCTACATCCGCTCCTTTGTCGCTCATTTACCTCATGGTGCTTAGATTGCGCAGAACGCTTTATTCTTCTCTAGGTTCCTGTCGTCAGGGTAGACGTTGCAGGATTTTTTACTTCCCATGTGCAAATGGTTATATGGATGCCATTTTCCTTTGTTCCCACCTTACGGCGTGGACTGAGGGATATAGACCGCCTATCTATTATTCGTAGATTCAGCAATCGCACAGGACTCAGTGTTACGGGTAGCGTCTCATTACTCATTCTACCCGCCTCTTATCGGTTTGTTTACCGCCAGTTTTCCGACCATTTTTAGGTTTGCCACGATGTCAATTCCGAGGCTCTCACCTCTCAACCCCTCCGCTGAAGGATTATTGTTTATATAAGAATAGGTTTTTTTGGGGAAAAGGTTTAAAAAAGATACTATAATTTTTTAATCGGTTTATAAACTGTTTGATATTCATTTTTATTTAAAAAGAGCTGGAGTATTTATTGTTCTCCAGTTCAGTCCTTAATTATATTAAATTTGATCTTACGTATCCATTTGAATCAACATACAAGGTTCCATATAAATAGTCTGAACCAACATGTATATTCAATTCCTTATTGGATGATGTGTTGGTTAATCTTATACTTCCACCCCAATACTCTCCTACGTTGTGATTCGCATTATCATTAATGGTTATTCGTTGAGATGAAATTAGCATATTATATATAGAGCTTGTTGATCCGTTTGCTCTTAATTTAGTTTCTAGCTTTAAGAATGGAAGCTCATCGTAACCAGAAGTACTATATATATTACCTCTATTTAATTCAAAAGTACCGTGAATAGTACCGCTGCCATATGTTGCCTCATAATTACCTAATATAGCCCCTGACTCTAGTTTGACATAGTTTAAATTATCTTTTTGCGATTTTATTGGCTGTTCTACATACATTGTTAAACCATTATTTTGAGAAAGTTCCCATTTATTCAAAGATTTTATGGTTCCTGCGCTATTAATCGATAGTGTGCCATTATTTATGTTATCTGAGGTTACAGCCCATTTTCCTAGCTTTAGTGATCCATTTCTTTCCCAACTTATTTTTCCATCAGCTAATTGTCCTGAACCATCTTTCTTGAAGATACAAGTATAAGTTACTATAGCGTCATTATGGATAGTTATTCCATTGGTGAAATTGGAAGTACCATTCCATTTAGTTCCACTATAGATTGAGTTTGTATCAATATACCATCCTCCGATCGTTCCTTCTGTAGCGTTTATTTTTGAAGTATCAATTGCAGTATTTATGGTAAGTTCACCTGTTTTTGTCCAACTTATTTTCCCGTTAGCTAATTGTCCTGAACCATCATTGTTTAATTTCCATTTAGTGCCATTCGTGATACTTCCATCTGAACCAAGTGTTACATTTGACTTTGTTATAGATGCTTCGTTTATTGCCCAGCCCCCGATCTTTCCGCTTGTTGCTGTTACCGCTCCGGAGAAAGATCCTGTAGCCGCAACTAGATTGCCGCTAAAATAAGCGTTTCCATCGGTATCTATCCGAAAGTTCTTTGCCCTTATTGCAGCTAAGTTGGCTCCATCGCTATATAGCGTTATTCCAGAAGTGGAGAATGCGTTGGATGTTTGCTTTGTCCCCGTGTAAAGATAATTCTCTTCTATCTTCCAGTTCGCCAACGTTCCTTTCTTTGTCGTGAGTTCAAGGGTGTTTATTATATCGGCTGTTATAAACTTGGCTTGCAAATCTTCTGTCTGTATACTGTCCGCTTTTAACGCTGCCGTTATGACTTGTTTAGCTTCAAGCGTTCCTGTATAGATGCCAGTAGATGTGATCTTGGTCAATCGAGACTGGAGGTCTGCTTGTGACAATCTCCATTCCATAACGGTTTCTGAGTTTGTCAATATCATCGAGTTGTTTGTTATATAAAAAGTACCCGCTGTTCCGAAACCAATGTAGATATACGAGGAGTCCATGCCTGTGAAGTTCTCTATCTCTACATTCGTCCATGTGTTTTTGGTAAGTGGTTTGGTGACAATATTGTTATTGCTTGCCCCAAACTTGATGTACATGTTTGTATTTACATTTGAAAATATCTTGAACGCTAAACTAGCGGGATTGCAAATCTTATTGGTTGAAAATCTGACGCAATTTTGTGATACTGTTGAGTCTGTAGCTGAAGTAGAAGTGATACTTAACCATGTATTGACATATAAAGACAGGGTTATCCCATAAGTTGTTATTCCGGGAAACGTGTAAATGTTGGTTGTTTCGTCTTTTGTGTGCTCTTTGAAATCCGTATGTTTTATCTGGTTATCCATGATATCCTTGTACCCATTATAATCCACGTTTCCCCAACCTAGTACCACGTCCTCCCCGAACTCGACCTTTCCGGTGGATGAGTTGTATTTGATATATTGTTTGTCTGCGCCTAATTGAGCGTTTCCCTCGGAGTCAAGGAGCCAAGTGTTCTTGCCTTTATTGAATCCATAGATACCATTGATTGTTTGTGTCACGTATCCTCCGGAAGGATTGGCTACCTTCAATGGAAGATTTCCTAACGCCAACCCTGTCAATGTTCCATCTGAGTTCTTTGTTCCAGCGAATATCTTAGGGGTTATGACTTGATTTCCATTGATCTCCGTCTTGTTGGTATTCCAATCATTGACCCAATCTAATAAGTTTGCATCTTTTCCGGGTTGGCCTATCTCTCCATCTTTTCCGAAATGACCTATTACATGCGGGACGGAGGTCTTGCTGGTATTGTCCGTATACTTGATTACCTCATAGCCCCATAGATATGGTTTATCTTTGCTTATAACTTGTGAGTTGACGTTCGTGCTCCATCCAGAGGTACTGGTAGTGACTCCGGATGACGCTGTTGTTGCCAAATAATAGTTGGTTATGGAAGATATACCGTTACCAGTTGCTCCGGTATCCCCATATACGCCTATGATTTGTACGCTCTCTTTTTTTGTGCCGTCCGAAAAGTTAATCCTCTCCTTGTTCCATAGGTATTTGTTCGTTGGTGTCATCTCTGGTATATCCCCATACCATCCGGAAGGTGGGGTAGTTTTACTGGATGATACGGCGTACAGTTCTTCTATGGATAAAATCCCGATCCCGTCTTCTCCCCGTATGCCGTCAACCCCATTGTATACCTTATATACGCTAATCAGGTCGTAGTATTCTTTATTGTTGACGATAGCCGTATATTTGATAGACAGATTGCTCCTCTGACTCCAGATACTAGATGTATCGCTCAACAATAGAGAGGTAGAGGCGCTTCCTGCGCTAATCCAAGATCCATTGGGAGATAGGTATTCCCATTTCCTGCTCGTAGGAACGATATTTATCTCCTCGGCCTCTAAGGTTGTTATGTTGCTATCTACCGTACCATCCTTATCATAATAGAATACGTTTCTACCAGTGATTCTCACGCCCTTGCTTGAAAGATTATTTTGGGCCTCTTGGGTAAGATCTTCCCACCTAATCGTTACATCTTGTAATGTTATGGTGTCTTTTGTCCATGCGAAACGACCATCCGCAAACTGTCCTGTTCCATCGCTTTTTATTATGAATGAATCGTTTCTGGAGCGTATAGAACCATCATCACAAAATCTCAGTAAGGGGTTCTGGATCGTACCACCTATACCTCCCTTGCATGCCCAAAAGCCATAGGATTCGCTGTCTTCAGATAATGTGCCATCTGTTGGTTGGTACTGGGTGGCATATTCTCCAAACTCAAGCTGAGGTGAGCAAACTATCAATTGCTCCGTAGTCTCGAATCTCATGGTAAGCTCGTTTGCGGTGGAATATACAGGGAATGTGGTCGTATATCTACGCCATCCAGCCTCTATTTCGAAAGAGTCTATCAAGTTCGTATTTTGATAGATCTTTACGGTTAAATCTTTTGTTCCCTTGATCCATATAGAGAACGTGACAATCTTGTCTTTGTTCGCTGATGCCCAGCCCGCTTCCCTGCAAACCAACGTGTGCATATTTACGGTGGTAAACTTGTATGCGTTACCAATGCGTGCCGGTAGATTCTCATTGGTTAGTAGTGTTGCTGTGCCTTGAAAATCGCATTCAAGACTGTTTCGTATCAAGTTCTTCTGTATTCTTCCTGCATAGAAAGTACTGGAGAATCCATTCTCATCGCCAGCGGTTAACGTACCGGCTATACCAACGTTCTGGGTTGCGTAGAGGTTTTGGGAGTAGACACCATAACCCTTGAGCGTACCAAACACGGGATCTACTATTTGCCCGATTTTACCGATGGTAGCCTTGTTTGCGTTTGTGAAATTGGCTATATCGGATAGCTTGATGATATTCAACTCTGCTACGGATATGGTACTGTTGGGGGCATTATCAAGAACGATAGTGAAGCTTCTGGTGTCTCTAGGAGTTTGATCTATCCTAACCAGATGAAATTTATATTCCCAAGCCGTAGACACGCTTACTGTTCCTTCGGCCTCATATTTACTGTCATCCGTATATCCGAATTTGAATGGGAGAGAAGCGATGGATCTTGTTGCCTTGATCTTGTATGATATAATAACTACATTTTGGATCATCAGCGTGTCCTCGAAGGTTGTTTTTATCCTTGCGTTTCCCGATGAGGTCTTGTTGATGGAGAATACACGATACGCTCCATCAAGGTATTTCTGATAGGAGTATGTACCATTAGAGTTAAGAATCGCATGGTATTTATCCTTGGAGGCGATCGAAGGGGTGTTTCCCGGCAAGAAAGGGATACATAACGATTTCTCGGTTCCAAGTTTGTCAAGGACACTCATATAAGGCGCTTCAGAATCACTTGCCGTTAAGTATAAGGCTCCGCTTCTGTCTGCGTTGAAAAGATTGGTCATCCTTGCGAAATCCAACACTTGATCGCTGGAGGGAATATCTCCGTCTAGCAATGCTCCCACGAAATAAGGCGAATCCTCCAGTACCCCGTTCTCGTTGGCGATCTTATCTATTCCTGTATCGAGAACAGCCATCAAGCTGTATATAGTATTCTTTCCGTCAAAATATTGTCTTCTGACGATATCTCCGGCTTGCAATCCTTGTACTTTCTTTGATTTAGGATCGATAGAGATCTTGTACTTCGTATAATTGATTAATGACATAAGTTTATGGTATTGTTGTTACTTTATCTGCGCTACATGAGTCACTTACCCAGAGAGAGCCGTTGACTACGTTTATTTTTTGGATCTCAAGCTCGTAAACTCTCATTTTTTTACGAATCACGGCCTCGTCTACGGTTAACTCTATATTTCCTGTATCTAGCTTTTTCCTGATCGCCCATCCCTCACCTGCGAAACCTGTAGAGAATCTTTCAGACGAGAGATTGTTTATGAAATAGGAATTTCCAAAATGCTTGATACCATCAGGTATGTTGACTAAGCGATTGTTATCGGTGAAGAATAGCGTATTATCGGAAAGTCTGGTTGTCGATTCAGTTATACCGATAAAGTCTTTTGCCTCTATAGGGTTGTTGAACGTGAAAAAATCGGCGGTTGAACTTACAAATACACTTTCGCTGTTTCTGGATTGATCTTGATAGATAGATGTTGATCGTCCTATATTGATCGTAGTCCTGTGTGTTGCGCTGTACTCTCCTCTCGTATATTTGGCTTCCAATCCGATTCCGTATGTGTCAGCTGATATGAATGGGCCAGTATCATCCCCGAATCGTAATTTTTCGTGGATAACGACAGAACTTTCAGCGGTACTGAGAAGCTTATTGCCGAATCCATACCCAGCCTCAAACGTGTTCATGAAAGAGGCGTTGCCAAACTTATCGATTAGATTGTGGTCTCCAGCATAGGTAGTAAGGGTATTCCATAGCCGTATATCGGTAGTGTTTTTGTCTCCACTTCCAAGTATCAATGAACCTCCAATTGATGATAGTTGGATATCCTTGTCTGATAAACACCCTAAGATATCTATCTCTCCAACCTTGATCTTATATGGTTTACCTAACTTTATATTTCCATTGACTTCTAAATCACCATCGTCTTTTATGGATAGAATGACATTGTTCTTGGCTCCAAGCTCAACCTTCTGTAGGGAGGTAAGAAGTCCCTTTAACGTACTATTGCCGTTTACGACAAGACTACCCGCAATATCTGAGTTTTTCATTGTCCAATCGACATCTTCCTTATTGGAGTTACCGGCGTGATAAATGGTATGACTAGAGTAGGTGAAGGAATCATTAGACACACTGAGGCTATTGGCGTTAAGTGTTCCGGTTATTTGTATGTTCGATTCCTTGAAATCAACAATATTTCCTCCATCTATCTCTAGTATTTCTTTTTTGTCACTGTCTCTGGAAAAATGATTGAATAATATCTTATTGTCGATAAATAGGTTATGGCTATCTATTTTAAGTTTTTCTTCAATCGATATGTACTGATCTTTTATGATAGCTCCTTCCATGTCCTTCTTGGTTTGGAAGAATATTTTACCATCTTCTCCAGTTTGAAACCCGAATAACGTACCTAGCCTTCCAGACATGTTATCTCCTGTCTTTTTGACGAAAGTACCTAGTTGAGGCTCGGAAGGCTCGCTGGTTCCTATGCAGTTCGCTATGGGAGAGGCGAGGTTATAGGCGGCATTCTTTATCTTGTTATTGATCACTATTTGATCCTGTTCTGGTAAACCTTCGAGAGCATCGCCTTGACTACTTTTGATACTAGCATAAAAACTTTCATACAAGTTTTTACAAACCTCTGATCCTGCCAAATCTGGCATATCAATAAGCCCTTTGTTAGGGTCTATTATCTCTTCTGCCATTATTTTACTTTTACGGTTTGTGATAGAAATGAATTACACTCGGAGAGGAACGATGTGAAATTAGCGAGATTGATGATTGGCATCGTCCCTAGCATGGTAGGGGTGGTTATCTTTGAGCATTCGGTTATGAATTTCATCATGAGGGTCACAAGCTGCGTACCCAATACCGCTGGTTCTGTCGCTCCCTCACCTACGAATATCTGTTTGCCTTCTAGCGTTATCCCAGAAGTATCCAGCTTTTCGTAAGAGTCCCCAACACTATCCTTTATTTGCTCCTTCTCGATCTCTACCTTGGACGATCCGATCTCAGATGACATCTTGTCGGGAGCGATGATTTGAGTGGCTGAGTCGGTCTTGTTTGAGACCATGGAGGTTATTGATGAGTTGGTATATGTGGTTCCGCTCTTGTTTCCGTCATCCTCCAATTCGTTATAGTCAACCTCATCGTTAGGAGTTTCGCTGGTGACTCCTATATTTACTTCTTTGGTTGAGATGATATTGTAGGTATCGATATGGGAGAAGGATAGGATAGAGGCGTTACCGGTTCCTACCGCCCATAATACTGTCACGTCAGACTTGATGGTAGGAATAGTCATCTGGCCCTTGCTTAATCCGGGAATGGCGCTCAATGGAATTTCTGGTATCCTTACCGTCCCATCCATGGAAATGAAATCTATGGTTCCTATGACTCCATTATCTCCCGGCGTATATTTGGCTACAAAGCCGTGCAATATCATCAAGTTATTCTCCGGGGCCTGTACGATCCGTCTCAGCGCTTCTGATAGTTTGTTCTGGTCTGCCATTATTTATCGCTTAATTTATATGGTATCTTTAATTTTTGCCTATACCCCTTTACCCCGAAAGTTGTTATTACCTCGCTTACCACGTAAGTTCCGTTTCGCTCGGGATTAAGGTTATCCGTCAGCCGTATCTTGCATCCAGCTTGTAATCCAAAATCACCGAAGATCGTAAGGTCTCCATCGATTCCGGTCTGGGATATCTCTCCGAATTTCGCTTCAGCATTCTTGATAAGAGTGTCACGGTTGACGTTATATTCATGAAAAGTACGAATGTTATAAGCAGAAAGATCGATTTTGGTGTTCTTGCCGCCGTATTGGTTCGTGAGATTGTTGTTTTTGTCATATTCTGATAATAAAGTGTTCTTTAACTGGTTCTTACTTATCTTTGTCTCATTTACTACTTGAAATTTAGAGAGATCTTTAGGATCTCTTCTTATTGTAGCCTTGAACATTGAGTTGTTGGGGTACAAGGCTATCGCTTCCAAGGCGATGAGAGCTGGATCTAATTTGTGGATGGATAAATTATCCTCTGCCACGTTCTCATCAAACTCTATATCATAAGGAGTATCCGGCATGTCTTTCAGTAATGATTCAGAGGTATTGACAGAAAAGAATGTTCTGCCTATAGCTAGATGAGGAATACCGTTATAATTTCTCATATAACACATGATACCCCATTTCTTGAGCCTGTTCAATATATCAGCTGCCGTACAACTTTGTGGATAGACAATCTGACCTATCTCCATATTCATCTCTTTCGTGCTAGGGTGAAGCTCTATTCCAGTGCCTTTCAGTATTGTTGGTACAAATTCATTTATCTTGGTACCTTTTGCGCTGGTCTTTATCGGATCTAGCGCTGTCTGCTTTAATATATATCCCATATCCTCACATTCAAGGGTGAAAGGATTTCCTGAAACGATAGAGGTTATGTATCCATCGAACATCGTTTTGAGATTCTCGTCTATTCCGTAGCAAAGTTTTATATTGATACGCTTACCTCTTTTGAACAAGCTATCCTTGTCACCCATAAGCTTGACCTCTCTGGTTCCGAACTCGTCTTTCAAAGAGGACTTGACCGTGATCTGTCTCGTGAACTCTACGGTGGCCGTATTGATGAGTGTCTGATAGGAGTCCTTGATCTGGAGATTGACAACCTCATTGACAGTGACCTTATTTAAGATGTTCAGTTTATCGTTAGGATCTTCGTCCCCTATTGTGATAAGGCAATTCAGTATGCTTAAGCCATGTATTTCCATTATATCCAGTTTTGTAATTGAATGAATTGTTTGGGGTTGAACTTGCGTAGATAATCCTTTAAGCTGGCCTTGGAAACAACTTGCTCTGGGTTGGCGGCTAACCAAGCCTCACGTTTCGCTATTTCCTCTTGCATTACTTGTTTTGCGGATAAAACCTTTTTCTTTTCTTCCTCCTCGAACTTCAATGCCTCCGTATTTCTCTCGAACACTGCGTTGATCGTGTAATTTTGGACATTTGAGAATCCTATGGCTTGTGGTAAATCATAGGATAGTATTAGGATGGTATTGACCTCAAACATATCGAGGTATGGGGATTGGCATGTTACCACGTCCTTATGCTTCAATATCTTTATCAAGTCCATGACCTCTTTTGTCGGGTATACGTCTTGGTAGGGACTGACTATCTTCCCGGTGATGGTGATATTATAGTCCCCTCCAGAGATATATTCTTTGCGTGTGAGATCCCGACCTTGTACCTTGGTTAACAGGATATTCTTTTGCTCGGAGAGTTTGATAACCGCATGCCCATCGAAGAATTGATAATTTTCGCTTCCGTCCTTTATTTGAAGCTGTATGTAATGTCTGATAGGGGTTCCATTCAGCCCTTTCTCTTGTAGTAAATTTACTGGGGTATTAGCTTCGACCAGTTTCTTGATATTACTATCCCTATCAAATAGATTGTATCTGGTTTGAAGCTTATAATCAGGAGAACCGTTAATGATCTCATCAGCCATTCTTAATGCCGCTTGTTTTGTTCTCCAAGTGACAATATGTTCTATGATCCTTGCTTTTTTTTGAAGGTAGGCTTCTGGGTTTCTAGCCAGATCAATGATATTGATTCGAGGGATATAGGTAAGAACCGATGATGGGTCCTTGCCTTTGTATAATTCCCCCAACACCCTTTTTATGGCATGATTCTCGTAGTCCTTGGGTTTAAGTGGGGGAAGCGTTTTTTTTGATAACTCGTTGGCTACGTTTGCGAATATCCTTGGTGTTGGATTTTCAGGTTTAATCGTAGATTCTATGATACTTAGTTTTTCCATTAGCTGTATGATATTTCAAAATCCTTTACTGCGTCTATCATTACTTGCGTTACTTTTTCTTTGAAGGTCTCCATATCCTCTTCGTTGGTTGAGTTTACGTTGATACTTCCAATGAGGGATTGGATATTGATAGTAATTATCTTGGGTTGTGTTCCGGAAGTCTTGCCTACTCCGCTATAGGCGCTATTTCCACCATTACCATTACCTCCATTTTCTGCTCCACTTGCATCTCCTTCTATTCTTATATCTTTCGTGGAGCGAAGCTCGGACATGTCAAATAAATCCTTGATATCACCTAGCGCTGAGATCAATGGATTCAAGAACCATGATTTTACCCCAGAGTTTCTAAGTGCGGTCATTGCGGATTTGGACGTGTTCGTTGCTGCTTCCTTGTCGTTATATACGATATCGCCAGATGGCGCTATTATATGATACCCTAGCGATTTTTGGCTTAGATCGTAACCCGTGAAATTCTTGATGAAGTCAATGGCCTCGTTGCTGCTTACAGGTAACCCACTTGCTATCTTTAGCTGAAGGTCCATGATCTCTTTTAATGAGCCAAGCCCTATATCGATGGATTTATTTACGGCCTCCGTGAATTGCTTTGTCTTGCTTTCCGTATCTGCGTTAAGTTGGTTGACGCTGTCTAATATAGTTACTCCCCTTGACCTTTCCTCATCGGTGAGATTGATATATGGACCGAAATTGTATTTGTAGGATTTCTTCTGGTTTTCCATGTCATCGATAAGATCAATATAAACCGACTTGATCTTGTCTTTCCCTAAATCCTCCATTCCAATGGATGCCATGAGATATTGGTTGGCTATTTTCGATCCTTCCAAGTCTCCCCGTTCGGACATAGCTCTTATGTATTGCGGATAGACGCTACTTTCCCCATTGAACATCATGTTCTTTGTTCCAAGATCATATCCTAGAAAATCATAGTATTTTGTTCCAGAAAGGGCTTTCTTTGCGTTATTGTTTCCATTATCGGAGCTGTCATCGTCCTTATCCTTGAATACGGGCAGCAGATTTTCATATTCTTTCTTTATTGACTCGCTTACCGCTTGCGTTGTCTTCCCTGCCCCATATACACCTATTCCCAAAGAGGCTAAAGCGGTAACGGCTGCGGTTACTATTGCTGGTATTCCTCCTATGGCCGCTAGCAATCCTCCTCCAATAGCAGATCCAACCCCACCGGCTCCTCCTATGGCGGTTGTCAATGCGCTAGCCCCTCTAGCGGTATTAAAAAGACCTTTTGCCATAGGAGTTATGGCCGCTACGATTTTTGATATCTTCTTGAATAGTACCCCTCCAATTACAAAATATTCTAACCAATTCCAATTTTCAGATACCCACATAGATACTCCAACCAATGCTTTTGTTAATGCGACCAATCCTGTGGCTACATCTTTGAACATCTGAGCTGTTCCCGGTTGTTGGAGCAACAGTATCAGATCGTCTAACCCATTTTTGATGATAGGATTGAACGCTTCGAAGACGGTCATACCTGTCTCGGTAAACTGTGATGTTACCTTGTCCCATTTTCCCTTGATGGTATCTTGTTTTTTAGACGCTATGCTATCAGCTAGACCTCCGGAGTAGATTGAGTTTTGTATTAATTCTGGAAGTTTCATCAATTCGGCGAATACGTTGTTAGCTGCGTTTCCTCCGATTTTATCAAATAGTTTGGTCAGGTCTTGTACGCTGGCATCGTTAGACTTGAGCTGGGAGAATATGTCAAATAACGATCTTAATTTGGTCTTTCCTGTTGCCTTGTCTAGCTCATATAGCTGGATGTTGTATTTTTTCAAGACCTCAGTTCCCTTTTTTGTAGGATTCAATAATCTTGTCATCATCGCTCGTAAGGCTGTACCCGCAACCGTACCTTTCAATCCGGCGTTTCCTAGCGCCCCGATAGCGGCAGTCGCTTCATTGAAAGAGATCTTGGCCATACTCATCATGGGAGCTGCGAATTTCATGGCTTCACCCATTTCCAATACATTGGTATTTGTGCTGGTGGTAACGCTTGTAAGTATATCGGATATTTGTCCCATCTTAGAACTGTCCAAACCATAGGCGGTCTGGATATTAGTCACGATATCTGCCATCCTATCAAGTGGAGCGTCACCAATGATAGCGAGATTGGCGATAGGTTTTATGGAATTATTGATATCCTCGATATTCAAGCCTGCCATACCTAGGTATTTGGCCGCTCCAGCAACCTCTGTCGTGGTAAACTTGGTATCGACACCAACCTTACGGATATTCTTTGACATATCGGAAAATCGCTGGTCAAACGTAGAAGTATCCTTATCCGTGGCTTTAAGGATACTCTGTACCGTTGTCATGATATTCTCATATTCAGCTGCATCCTTTACAATACTCATGGTTCCCATACCGATAGCGGCTGCACCAATCATGTTCGGGAAAGGGAATCCTGCTGCGTACATGACATCCGCAGCCCCGAATAACCCTTTCGCCCCGCTACCAAAGCCACGTGCAGCTCTGTTGTTGCCATTTTTAGGGACATAGTTTCTATTTTTCCTACCCGTAATAGAGGTCGCTGATCCGGTCGTAGTATTGGTTGTTTGGTTAACCTTGGTATTGATAGTGACCGTTTTTCCCTTGATCGCATTGATCTGGGATTGAAGGTTTTTTAGCTCTTTCTTTATGCCATTATCAATACTGAATTTGATCTTCTTAGGTCTTGTGCCAGTGATTCTATTGAGACTTACAAAAGCAGCGTTGACTTTTCCAATCTCTTTTCTCAATGTTTCTAGGGAGGTTATGATGGGAGGGATAGTCCTTTGAATCGTGCTTTGGAAATCACTGATATTTTTAGAAGCTTGCGCCCCGTTGATGTCTATATTGTACCTGACGTTGTAATCCATGTTATAGGCTTTGGTTATTGTTTACTTAATAAAGAATAGCTTGAAGCGTAAAGACTTGATTAAAAAAGAAAACCCCCACCGACATCACGTCGATAGGGGCCTAGAGAGGAATATATAAAGTAGTTAAGAAAAAAGCCTAACTGATGATGTGGCTATGACTTGGTTATGTAACCACAAAGCATCGTTGGCGATCAATGCGAAATCTTCGTCTGATATCGTGGATAGATCTACGCTGGGAAAGTAATGACGGACGAGGGCTATATATTGTCTTAGCCACTCATCATCCCTTACTTGCCAGCGATCGAGAAATTTGCGACCTTGGCTTGGCGAGAACCAATGATATTAACCAGTTTTGCGGACAAGCCATACAAGAACAATGAATCATCGTCCACTAGTTCCTTATCTCCTTGGATAAAGGTGTCACGTGCCAATGATCGGACGGCTGCGATCTCATCCTTCTTCTGTAATTGTGCGAACTTACTGAATGCAACGAAATTCGGTTCTCTGAAATAAGCGATATACACTTCCTTGTCATCGTACTCGTCACCAAATACTACGATAGGATAGACTCTTTTGTTTTTCTTGGGGTCTTGTTTCTTGATTTCCTCTAAGGTTTTCTTGATAGTTTCTTCTTGTGCTAATGTAAGCTCTTTGCTTTCTTCCATTTCCATAATATATACTTTGTTTGGTTGTTTATGAAAGAATAGAGGGGATTTTAGAAAAAAGTTTGATTAAAATATATCTCTTGACTAGTCATGCTGTATTCCTAATCAAGAGATATATGTAGGTTATTTTATTTCCTTAGATATACTTAAACGATATTGAAATTCATCTACCAATCTTTTAATGGCTTGCTCCATAGGATCTTCTATATCTAAAATATCTTTCTCGTAAATGATTTTATCAGAGATATCAGATAACATCCAAGTTCCATATGGTGCTACACATGCTGAATGGGAGAAATAGCCCGTTAACATTGTGTTATCAATAAGAACAAATGGATGGAATAAAATAGTATTACATTCAAATAGCTTGAATCTGTTTTGATCTTCAGCTTTTAAAGAATTTTTTATTGACTTAAACGCTTTGATATTAGTTCGTAATTCTATAAGTAAATCTTCTTCACTATATTCCCCTTTACGAAGAATACCCGCATAACCATTAAAATGATCATTATGAAACTTTACTAATTCTTCAGTAGGAAAAATTACATTAACTTCTGACTTGTCGTTCTTTTGAATCATTCTCTGATAGTGCAAGTAATCTCCTGTTTTAGAATAATAAGGATAGATTATTGCGTCTAACCATATCCGTTTACAGGCTTTTTTCAATAAATGTGTTGAACCATAGTTCTCATGCGGTGTAACTACTTTTATCATATATCTAGAATTTAAAGGTTTTACAATTTCTTTTTCTCCAATATCACAGAGGAAACTTATGCAGATTTTTTTCCAGCTATATTTTTTTGTTAGCATTTTTTTTAGGGATGTAGCATATTCTTTCCATTTTGATTGTTGATTATTGATAGTTTTAATGGCTTCACTGACATTTTCCAAGTCTTGTTGCGAAAATATTGTTTTTCCATCTCCTTTTATTTCTATTGGGTATACATATTTAGCGGCTTGGTTGGCAAAACTATCATCTAAAAATTCATATAAACCAGAATTTTTGGAAACAACCAAAGGAATACCAGCAGCAATAGCTTCCCAGCCAGCTAAACCAAAACCTTCATGGATAGAAAGCATAAGTGCGACAGTACTTCGTTTTAGCAAAGTAAAAATTTCTTCTCGATCCTCCTTATATGGGACTATATTATACAACGATTGACCTTCTCCAAGATTAAAAATGTTTAATTGACTTGAAATATGATTTTTAATATCTTGAATCTTTGATTTATCAAGATCTTTTTCTAATCCTACTAGTTCTACTTTAGAGTCGTGATAGAAAGCTCCTTCTCCACATTCTAGAATAGCTTTCTTTAAAGCGCAAACCGTTAGGCTAAATAATTTAATATAGTCTGTGTTATATTCTAGTCTGCCTGTACATACCCCTATAAATTTATTAGGTAATTTTTGATTTCAGGCAATCCCGGTATGAACATCTTACATTTGCTTTTCTGTTCATCATCTACAAGATCCATTGCTGATTTATACAATTTAGGACCTACACCAAAAATAATATCGGCATTACTAAATATTATTTCTTGCCTTGATTTTTTATAAGATGATTTGTAAGGGTCAAAATTAATTTTAAACGGTTCATAGCTTTCATATGACATATGATGGAAAGCTATGAATTTACTGTTATACTCTGATTGAAACTTACATTCATAGGCAATTTTTCCTGAAATTACATCATGCCCAATAAAGTAGTTCTTAGCATCTTCTCCATTAATAGATTTTAGAATGAATGGAACAAAGGCATCACTAAACTCTTGTGACTTTAGGTTTATAATTTTAATACCTTTGCCTTCTGCGTCTTCTAATCCTGCTTTGTCTATATTTAATACTACACAATAAAGAGATAGATCTTCCAAATCCAATTTTGCTAGCGAACACAGTAAATCATAATTGAAAGAATTTATGCCTCCTTTTTGAGTACCCCATGAGTCTGTCAAAGAAATAATGTTAACCATGATACTTAGATTTAAGAATAAACAAATATAGTGAATAGATGATAGATTATCCATGAATTTTCATTTATTCGACATGGTTATGTTTTATAACATGGAAATTTGTTTTGTTTATAGATTTGTAGTCTATCAGAGGGTTATAAATAAAAAAAGGGGAAACAAAGTATATCTGTTTCCCCTTAATCTACTATTATAATTATGTCCTAGGATCGATTCCTCCCGGATTAAGATCGAATTCCTTAGAAAGATCCGTGTCATCTTGTTTTGCTTCCATACCATCCTCAGAGAAGATACACTTCTGTAAGGTGGTTGTCACTGTTCGTCCGTCATCTGGATGTGCGAAATGAACGATCAAATCAAACTCTCCAAGTCCCATCAACGTACCATCCGGAGAAGCTTCTTGGAACATTACCTGCGTGGCGTAATCAAGCTCGATGGAGGCTGTGTATGTCCAATTGCCGTAACCTCGTGAGATTGGTTGGGAACCGATACCATAGTTGCTTTCTACTTTTCTTTTCCTTTCCCATTTTACGGCCTTGATTCCATAGATCGCCTCGGACGATGAGGCGAACCCGAAATTGACCTCGATCATGGACCAATCATAAGCACGGCCATTAATAAGTGTCGTAGTACTATCTGCCATATGTGTTGTTTTTAAGCGTTAGTTAAAGCGAATCCTTCCTCTACGATGATCTTTGATGTCACGCCTACTGGAACGATTGCGTATGTTATCTTTAATGTATCGGTCAATAGAATGTTTTGGTTTGAAGAGACCAATACGCTATATCCGGAGATCTCGCTATTACCTTCCATCGTGCTTAGGATGTTCTTGACAACATTTTGGTATTTCTTGATCTCGATCTCAGTCAGATATCCGGTTTTAGGATTAACCAGTACAGGTGAGTTCAAATAGGGAAGGAGGGCGTTTCTAATCGCACGTCTTGATTTATCAATAGCTCTGTTTCTGGCGATGGTCCTATAATCACCATTGGAGCAAGTCCTGTCTTTTGAGAAATAAGTACCATTTGCTCTTCCTGCGTATTTGATCGGGAAGACATATCCTTTTTCCTCGATCTCGTCAATTTGTGCTGGAGCCAATGCCTCGAATTGCAACATGCTGACAAAATCATCTCCAGTGTCGTTAAGCTCTATATTACCGAACCCGAACTCGATCTCGCTCATATGCTTGGAAGTCAGGTTGAATTGGTTTACCCAAGCGATAGACTCACACACCTTTGCTTCCGCTACACAACCCAAGGCCACGCCTACGCAACCGATAGAAGAGTGCTTTGGGTTCTCGATTTGCATTTGTCTTAATAGCTCGGATTTACCTTGCCCTAACAATGCTGTCACACGTGGAAAATCTCCTATGCAAGATGGGATCTTTACCAAATCAATGGTCTTGATAGATCCCGTGGAATCTGCGGATGTGGAGTTAGCTGTCAATAATACTGATAACGGACGGTGCTCGTTAGCTAGCTCTTCGGCGATCGTATTGATATCGGCCACTAGATTTAGCGAATAATCATCTTCTGAGCTGGATGCTACAGACCAAATGTTTTGTGATGTCCAGATTCCTAGCTGCTTAATATCTCCTTTAGCTACAGACTGGATGGTCTTGATTGCGTTCCAGTTCTTTGAGCAATCGGCGAACATTACATATAATGACCCATCCGGTTTCATGCGGAAAAACTCTGAGATATGAAAATAAGGGATACCATAGAGAAAGTTTGATTTATCTTTTTCAAATTCAGTAATACCTAATGTCACAGCCTCGTTAACGGAGAACAACTGGATAACGTCCCCGATTTTTACGTTAGAGGGCATCTGCGTATCGGTTGGGATGTCAAAGATCAATCCGCTGATATGATCGTTACCAACAGAGGTTGGTGTGAGATTGCCGTCTTTTCTGATGAAAGATACTGTTCCTATTGCCATGTTTTATTTTTTATGATAGGGATTTTGATATAAATGAGCGTTCGGGTACTGGATCGTATAAGCTCCACCCTTATTATCGATATAAAGTTCCTCGTATCCAGTGTACATTTTCAATATCTTGTTGATATTATCTGGAATGATCTGGGGAGTTGGTTCTTGAAGGGTCTTTAGGGGAGCGCTCTCTTCCATGCCTTCAATCTTATCGCCAGTCAGTTCAATGATTGGCGCTTCTTCTGTAATTGTGGTTTGCAGAGACTTTTCGGTAATCTCTTCCGCTTCTTTCTTGATTCTTGCCATTTTAATATTATGTATATAAAAAAAGGAGCGAGACTTGGCCTCGCCCCTTATCGGTTTTGGTTATTGTTTGGTCTTATGCTTTGGCGGTCAGTTTATACGCTGTCCAAACTACGATCTCTGCCGGACGTACGATATTAACATCCATCTTCATTCTCATCTGGAAGAAGTATAGCTCAGAGTTGGCTTGTAAACGATCGATCTTCAATACCTCCGTATCATTGGCATAATCAACGCCCATCCATAAGTTAGAGTCCATTCCGGTACTGAAATTACCAAGAACGATAGTGCTCTCCGGAATGCCTACGATAGGAACGATTCTCTTACCCTTGAACATATATTTGTTGACTTGGGTATTGTCGTTGTACTTGTATTGTTTGGATGTTACGTATTGATCATACAAGTCCCAAGAGGCCCAATCCATGATGTAAACCAGATTGTTCTTTCTGATCTGGTAAGGACATTTCTGCCACATCGTGTACATGGCAGATTCGATCTTCTCGCCAGTATCCAATTCTGTATTACCAGCCAATACCGCAGTTTCTCCAGCGATACTTTCCTTTAGGTTGGCCAAGATACGATAGATAGCTCCATCGAAATACTTATAGGAACCCGCTCCCAGATCAACGCCGTTTGTCGGTTTTGTCAACGTATCCGTGATAGCCGCAGTTCCACCCTTTACGGATTGCCAAATAGCGTCCCCGATAAAGGCGTTCTTCTTGTCCATCAACAATCGTAACATCGTTGCCTGTACTTTCGGGTCAAGCTCACGGAATACTAAATTACCATCCGGTTGAGCGAACATCCAGTATTTCTCGAAGTCACGAGGATTGAACTCTAGATAAACCATGAAATCCTTCGGTTCCAAATAACGTTCACGGAACGTGTATGTTCCTTTGGAATCTGTCGGGCTTGTTGGGGTTGGTTTGTTATCTTGGATGATCTCACCTAAACTTACGGAAGGAAGGGTGTATTTGTATTGGATACCACTCTTGATATGGATCAAACCCTCCTTATAGGTATCATTGCCTTGGGCGGTATAGGTCAGCAGGTCCTCTAGGACTTCACCTGCGTATGAGTTTTGTGCAAAAGTTACACTTGCCATAAATTAATTATTAAGGTTTTAGTTATTGTTTTTACTTAAGTGACCCAAAAGTGAAGTCCTTGCCAACGACAGCCTCTACCTGTTCGGCCATTTTAGCCTCTACCGTATGGACACTATCTTTCACTTTTTCCACGTTATCCTTGTCGTTTTCAATCTCTGTGGAGATCTTATCTCTGGCTGGGATAGAATCCAACGTTGCCTTAGCCAAATCAAAATTCTTCATCGCCATGTCCATCCAGTTCTGTTTAGCTGAATCCTCGATCTTACCGGCTTGAATAGCGTCTTGGACCATAGATGCGATTTTCTGGTTCATAACCTCTTTCTCAGCATCCTTGTAAGTTTTCAATTCTGCTTTAACATTTTCTAGCTCTTTAGTTAGGTTCTGGTTCTTGGTGATCTCTCCCTCTTTCTCGATTTTCAAGGAATCGATAGTCTTGTTAGCCTCCGTTAATTTATTCTCGACACCAACCAATTCCGTGATTCGTGCCATGACTTGTGAGACCTCTGTTTTTTCCTTGAAACCAAGAGAAGCGACAACAGCACCAAAATTGAAATCAATAGTCTTGTTTTCTTCCATGTTATTTGTCTTGGTTTTATTTTCTACTTCCGTAGATTCTTGTTTGTTTTTATTAAGATTAGAGATACTATCATCTAAAGGTTTATTTACCTTATTTAGAGTGTCATTAAGCGATAGCTCATTGCAAACAGAGGTGATTGTGTTCTGGAGGATATGGCTGTCTGTAATGCCCTCTATTGCGTTCTTAACCTTCTCTATTTTTTGTTTTGAGGTCTTGATTATATTTTCCGCTGGAATGATGCCCGCCTTAACCGCATCTTCAGCCGTGAAGAACGTACCATCGGAATCTTCCTTGCCAGACATGATCTCCTTTACCTTGGTCTTGTTGAACCCCCATCTCTTCATGTAGATCATCTCGATCTGTTGCCGGAAGGCTTTCACGTAATCAGGTTCCTCGGTTTTGGCCTTTGTCTTGCATCCGTCTTCGGTGTTGCACTTATCGTCTTGATCGGAAGCAGTATTGAAAGGGTTGTGGACCATTAGGATCGCATAATCCCTCATTAAGGATTTGTCTCCAGCGGCCCAGATAATAGAACCCATAGAGGCGGCTAGACCCTCGTTTATACATTCCGTGAGGATTGATGAGTTTCTGATCACTGAGAACATACTCATACCATACAAAACAGATCCTCCCTCGCTATTGATAAGGATTCTGATCTTGCTAGGTTTTACGTAGCTCTCTATCCATAAAAACTCGGAATTGAATGCGTTGGCGCTATACTCGTTTACTGAATCAAAAAATCTGATATCACAAACCTCATTCGTTTTAGCTTCTCCAACGACATATTTGAATTTTGTCGTATCCATCGTAAGTTGTTTTGGTTTATATATGAATAGAATAAAATGTCACTTAGTGTTGTAATAATATAAATATTGATTATATTTGCGAATTAATAAAATTCAATATAGAAAGAATCATGACCCAAAAAGAACTAGTTCCTAGCTTTGAAGAGTGGCTGAAATTTATGAAACAACAGAATAAAGTGTTGTTGAGTATACAAAAATATGATATTAAAAATAGTTTAGTATATGATTATTTAGGATTGAATTTTATCAATACGTATGATTCTTATACAACTTATTTTCTTATTAGTAAGGCCAATTCTATACAAAATAGTAAAGATTTAGCTGATATAAAAGGATATATACATTTGTTGTGTAAATTCAGAAAAAGAAAATGCGCAAATTTTAAGAATAATTCATTGCAAAAATATATAAATATCAAGAAATATATACCAGTATGTAAAGATAATATAATTAATTCTATAATGGATGTTAAAACAAAAGGAATAGCTAATTATTATAATTGTCTAGTTGATTGGTATATATATTTGCATTGTGATTATTATGAATGTGAAGATGTGGATATGTCGGATGCTTTTTCTAAAAGATTATTAGATATTTTTATTTCTAATATTGATGATAAATTAAAGTTTATACGATTGTTAATC